CCTTCCGCAATTTTGGCGGATACATAATCCGTGTCCGCCAGCTTCCGCTTCAAGAGGATGATCCTCGCCCTGTTCTCTTCGGCTGTTTTTTCCTCTTCGGTTTTGCCGATAAAGATTTCGCCATCGATCAGCCGGGCAAAGCCTCCGGCTGTTTCAAATTCCTCATTTGAAATTTCCATGTCCGGTTTTTCAATACCGTCCAGTTCCCGCATTGCCTCAAGGTTTGTGTGACACACTACCGCATCACCTTTTCTTGCCAGATACACCATGATTTGCCTCCTGTGTGTGTATATTTAGGAACAAATTGTTATAGAATTTGTTCATGTAACGAATCCGGTGGTACGCCTGAAAACGTCTCCGGTAATTCCCGCGCCATGCCTGATACGCAGTCTGTAAATCGCCAAAGTCCATCCTTCCGTTATCCATAAAGGGTTTGAACTGCTACGCGACACAGAAAGCAGGGGAAACGCCACAGCTACCCGAATTATAGGCGAAGGAATAGCCAGCATGTTGGTGGATAGCGCAGAAGAGGGGCGAGGATGTAGTAGTAGATAACAACCACGAATTTATGAAGCCGTTATACTTTTTCCAGCGGTAAACAGTGGACATCCGGTAGATTGGGAAATGTACGTTACTAGTACGATAGCCCGCTTCATTACCTTGCGACTCATAGCCAAGCACTTCAATTTCTGTAGGTAGCCAAACTGTGTATTTTTGCCAGTCAGAAATAACACTACCATGACCATTATTCTGGGCGTGTATTTTTCTTATGGTATAAAGATAATCGCCGCCTAGGGCCGCTTGAAGACCGAGCGCAAAATCGCTGTTCCCGTCTCCATTTGCTCCCTCAAGCCATGCTCTTAATTCAGACGTAAGATAACCCTCGCCATTTGTCATCTGGGATTGACAGATGTTATTTCGGAACGTAAAGAGGATAAAGTTTTTTTCATTTGGAAAATCCCCGATGTTTTTATAGGTATTGAAGCCGCTTACCACGATTCGGTTGTTTATATACATACCGTTCCACGGTTGTGGAGCGGTAGCGTAATTGCCCGGCGGCACGGAAATACCACTTAGATCAAGTCCGTCAATAAAATCTCCGATCATGATGCCTCGAAAATCGGGGGTTCCGGTCCAGTCAATCTCATGATTGTTGTTACACCGCAGCCGTAATTTTGCCATAGCTTCCGGTATTGTGGAAACTCCTAGGACGGTGAGTAAGTTCCTTCCCTCTCCCTCTACCATATCGGCGCGAAAAGAAAAAGAATCTGTTAATCCTTTCAGATACCTCGTTCTGTCTGCGAGTTGTTTTGCCTGAAGATTTGAAATCCCTTCCGGGAGCGGGCCGCCCCTAACGTCATCGCCTTCTTCTAACTGGTAGATACCATCTTGCCAGACCGATTGTTCAGGTAAATTTGCCATAAATAACCTCCGTTAAAATATAATCGTCCACGTCCCTTCAAGGGATATGTCGCTTTCTTTGTTGATTGGTGTTGCGCGTATTCTGCGGCAGAATAAATTTCCGTCAGCAGTTCGCAGACCAAATTCCATAATTGCTTTTCCATTTGCCTCCGCTGTAGTCAGGTTCCACGCAAAGCGTACTTGACCGACATCAGGGTAGGTAATGTTCCCCACGTTTTTTGTGTACGGATCTGTTATCTCCGTATCGCCAACGGTTGGCGCATTTCCATTTGTGCCAAAGGCAATCGTCTTCATTGACCGATTTGTTACGTCACCCGCAATAAGGTGAGCCATCGAAGTCCGCCCAAGATTGACAACTAAATTGTCGTCCTCAAAAGTCTCAATAAGTTTCCGGCTTTCACCTTCGCCTTTGTAGACATTCACTTCGAGAACACCGCGCAGACTTACCGTGTCTGTAAGTTTTACCATGTTTTCCCTCCTACATTGGTATTGGTACATTTCCGTTATAGAGAATTACACCATCGTATTGGTACGTGCCGTTGAACCTTCGCCGGAAACGCATACTTGCCGAAAAAGCGTCATCCATGACTACCGTTTCGGAAGCGGCAGAGCCTTTACAGTCCACTAATAAAGCGTCTCGCGCTGCCCTGTATTTCATTTCGCGGCTGTGCTTCGCATAGCCATCGTACCGATTGCGAGTAGTGAAATGCTCGTCAAGCGGTTTGTCTATTTGAACGGCAAGATTTTCTGCCGTTGTTTCAATGTCCGTGAAAATAGTATTAACTGCATCGTGCAAAACATCGGTAATACTATCCTCGCTAAAAAAACCTGCGTATTTATTTCCGTTGTATTTTGATACTCCGTTATATTTCAGTTGTGACCGAGTATAATCAATAAAATTTTGCGGGGTATTCACAGTCAGTTCATCTCTAATCCCAGTACGGTATTTGAATGGAACAATAACATAAGAATCGGCATCCACCGTCTGCTTTCTTGTATATTTAATTACGTGGTTATACTTATATTTACCGTTATACTTGTAATTTATAATCTCGGTCAGGTTCAGAGTATGCCCGTCATATTTTCCGCGTCCATTGTATTTCAAGCCGTTTTTGAAATTATCCGATATTTGTTTCTGTACGATAATGACCAGCGCATCGGTAATAATAAATTCTTCAGTAAAACAGTACCGTTCGGATAGTCCAAGATAAATATTGGGGTCTACCAAAGAGTCAAACAGATTCAAAACCCAGACCCGTTCTTTATCGGTAAGTTCCGTAACTTTCGTATGAATAGACAAAAATTCTTCAACAACCAAAAACCGATCCCCAAAGCGTTCCTTGAGTTGTTCCATGATGTATGCGCGTTCTCCGGCCCGCATCAAAAAGAAACTGGCGGTGGCGACACGGTTCCGGTATTCTTCCGGCGTNTCATTTTGCAGGCGGGGGATGAGCAANGCNTCNCCGTGTTCTTCNAGTTTCTTATCGTCTGCCAGATACGGAAAATGCGCGTAAAACGCTTTTTCCGCGTCTTTTCGGACGCGGGACATAACTTCGCCGACAACTGAAAAGAGGGCGAGGCGGTTGGGCTTTTCTATGCCCGGCGGGTATATGTTTTTTTTAACCCAGTCTATCATGAGGCCGCCTCTATTTTGGTTACGGTTATTGCCGCGATAATGACCGCCGCTTCCCTGGGTTGCACATCGCGCTCGGGAGAGATGATTTCGACAGTGTCAAGCTGTAACGATTCATACAGCCGGTACAGATCGGCGATTTTGAAACGTCCGCCGATGCCTAAATCGTGAACATAGGATTCGGCTATAAGCGCGACATCCGATTCCTCCGGGTGGCCGGAATATTCAATAACAACATCGACATTTGTTACTTCCGGCGGCTTGACCTGGACATCAAACGCCATCAACTCATGATCGTATAACGTGTCCGTAACAGCCTGAATGAGTTCCGCATTCGGCAGGCCGATAACAGACGCGATAATAACATCTGTACTGCCGGGGCCGCGCGGGGTGCGGATAATTTTCGCGCTCCGCACTCCGTAAACCGATTCCGCATAGTAACGGTAAGTCTCTTTGGTATCGCCGAGCGTCTGGCTCCTCCATCTGTTCTTTACGCGCTCGCGGTAGGTGTCGTCTGATTCGGTGTTTTCACCGTGTACGCGAATCCAGCCTTCATCAGCCGAAACTGAATCCAGACCGGGAATGACGCGGGTAATCCTCACCCTTATTTGAGAACCGATGTTGTAATCGCTTCCGGCAAACTCCGCTATAACAGGTATTGAGAAATTAGTGTCCGCTTGGAATGAAACATCCTGCGTTACCTTGTACCGGAGTTTTGTCCCCTCTACAACGATCCACGCGCCTTCGGGGACGCTGCCGTCACCGTATGAACGCCCGGTAAAATTGCCGGACGTTTTATTTGCCTGCTTCCTGACAACGCCGAGTTTCAGCCCCCAGCACGTCAGAAAAAAGCCTTCCGCGCCGTCTAAGGTGGCGTTCTTGTAAATAGCGTTAATAGCCGACTGGTAAATAAAAGACACGCAGGCGATCAGCACTTCGAGAATGCCGCGCAACACGCCGGTACTTTTGAAGTTTGTCAGCTTGGTTTTTTCTTTTGCGATGGCAATAATATCGTCCCGAATAATTTCAGCGTCCGTATCAATCCAGCTATCGCGCATCAGGCTTCCCTCCTTTTGGTAAGGTCATAGTCCAGGGTCTCCGGTTTAACCGCGTTTAACGGCGTGAACTCAAGGCGGAATTTGCCGGGCGCGGTTCGGTACGCTTTTACGCTTTCCGGTTTCACTCTCGGATCGGCTATGGCAACCCGCTCAAGTTCGGTAATGACCGCGTTATCATCGGCCTGCGAATCGTTGAGCATGAGCGGCAGGGAACTTCCAATTTGAGCATCCCAGTACAACGCGCCGGGGACGATCTTGAGGGTCTGGTCAATATCCTGCGCAACCATCGCCGCGCCCGAGACAATTTCCACATCACCGTCAGCGGTAAAAACGATGTCATCGCCTTGCAAAAACAAATCGGTTCCGTAATCGCTCATGCCAACCCTCCTGTGCCTGTACCGGATACAAAAGGTATTTGCAATGTAACGTTAATCGCTCCGGCTTTTAGATAGGCATCTATGGCAGACGCAAATTGCGCGGCAAAATAATCATCGCCCTCTTGCGGCATGGTATTCATCACGACAAAGCAAGCTTTTAACACTGTTTCGATAGATGTTTTCGTGCCGGTAAATGCGCCTTTGCCCGGCCCGGAGAACGGCGATGTTACCCCGACCGGCGTTGTAACCGTTCCGGTGGAAGCTGTTAATACGGTGTTATCCGCTTTGCAGGCATCGTCAATATCAGACGCGATGTGCGCCGCGAGATCGTCATTGTTGTATGCGGCTTCAAAAGTGATTTTCAGTTTGCTTTCCAGATCATCCCTGTCAATAGCCATTGTTCCGATACCGGCTCCCGCGTATGATCCTGCGGGGGCCGCTCCAACGTCTGTGGTTGATACCTGACCGGAACCGGCATAAGCCTGTATCGCGGTCGCTATCTGCCCGGCCATCCATGCGTCAGTTTTCGATCCGTCCTGCATGGCAGCGAATATTCCTTTAACCGTTGTTTCTAAAACCGTCTTTACTAATGCCATGCTATGCCTCCAGCAGCAGGCCTAAATTGGCCTTGTCTTGGGTAAATTTTGTTATATCGTCAGGGCTGACAACGTGCTGTGCCGGGCTTCCGACTGTTTTCATACCGCTTACGTTTTGAAAATGAGTGTCAAGAATGGTGAATAAACTCTTCGAACCATTTTTAACCGCGCATTTGTCACCGTTCAAAATCACCTGAAGCTGGCTGTTATCCGCCGTGATTTTTTTGCCCTTTTCAAGCTTGACCGTACAGCCGTCCCCGTTGTCGAGGCTGACGCTTTTCTCCGCCGCGTCAATAACGATCTTCATACCATCGCCATCGGTAATGATAAATTTATCTTTGGCGAAATCGTCAGCTTCATACTCGTCAGACCATATTCCCGCTACATAGGGATATGCGGGATTCCACGCGAGAAACTCAATAATCACTACCTGTTCCTCATTCGGGATTGCGTATAACCCGCGCTTTTTCTTTCCGGCCCAGATCGGGGAGATAGGGACTTCCGAAATGACCTGATCGGTATCCTCAAGCGTCCCTAATGTAAGTACCCGCACGTCAACGGAATATTTGGTCTTGCCGGAGCCTTCATGCGCTTTTATAACCTTTGCCAGTACCGGCGCGGCGTGGTTCGGCAGGATCGCGTTCAGCAGATTATTCAAAAAATCATTACTGCGTGTCATGTCACCTCCCGCAGCCACAGGGTAAGCCGTGAATGCGATCCGCTGACGGAGAGATCGGTTCGGCTGGTAATAAGTTTCACGCCGTCAACCGTCACTTCCTGCGAATGGCGGATCGGCAGCGGTAAAACTTCTATCCGCCCATTACCTTTTTTCAGGATATTTTTTCCGGTATCAAACTCATAAACCGCGCCTTCATTTTTTCCGGTATCATCGGCGGTTCCGAACCGGAAAGTATCCTCCGCGTCAAAAAAGAAACGGAACCCGATATGGCCGTAGTCCTCAAGCGTTTTAATGAGTAATTTGATACATAAAAAAGCGGTGGTTCTTTCTGTCGAGAATCGGGCAACCTCAACTTCCGGGCAGGTAACGGAAGTCTTTTCAATTCCTGCGCTGTCCAGCGTGTCTTGCAGAATTGCCTTGGCGGTTTCTTTTCGGTAGGCGGCGGTTATAGGGGTCTTAAATAATTTTGAATAACTGTCGGTTAAAATCAGGTCGCGGTATGCGCCGTGAATTCCCGCCGTCAGGACGTTGCCGGTAAACAAAAGATATTCTTGCCCGGCAAGCGATAAATCTATCCGTACCGGATCGCCTGATTTCCCGATACCGGAATCTGCGGGGAATTTGAGTACCGACATTACTGAAGCAATTCCCTCATCGGTTATAAGCGAAAAAGACGAGGGGCGTTTTTCAATAACGTTTCCATTGATGGAAACATTCAGTACCGGATGTTCAAAGTTAGATTTTTGCAAAGCGGCCCTCCAGTGTTCCGAGTCCCCGCCGTTGCTGGTCTGATACGATCGGGGCCGGAGCCGGAGCGGGTGTTGACTTTTGTGCCTTTGTCTCGGCCCCCTGCCGGTCTTGAATTACACCGGCGGCACTTTCGTATTCCGCGAATTCAAGAGACGCAGTGACTTTCCGCTGTGTCCGGCTTTCGGTTGTTTCCAATTTAGTAAATAACAATTGCTTGGTTCCCCATGCGCTGATCATTGGATGGCTTAAGGTATAAACTTCCGGCTTTCCATTACCTGCAACTTTCTTGAAAACCCCCGCAATCTGCTTGAGGAAATCCCACCGTGTCTTTTCGGCTCCGGGATCGTCTATTAAAGAAAGTGTTATCAGCAGGTAAACATCATCCCATCCCTGTATGATTTTTACTTTCCCTGATCGTCCTTGTACCTCCTTATTCTCAATTAAAAGCGAATTATTTACTTTAATTGATTCCACAATGCCCGGCAGATTTTCCGGCGGCGATCCGATCTTCAGGATGCCCTCATCGCAGTCTAAGGCTAAAATCATACCGGAACCTCCAAGGGCTGATCGACCGAATGCATGATCATCCGCACAAAATCAAAAATGTTCTGGCACTCGTCCGCTTGCAGGTATAGGTTTTGAATGTGGATAGTCTGCGTTCCCGATCCCCTCGATGAGCCGCTTCCGCCGGTTGGAATTTCAATAGCTTCTCCCTGCGGCATTGCGGCGGAGAAAACCAGATCGGCTTTTTCTCTCAAAGCGGACTCGTCCATGCCGGAAGCGAAGGTGTCGGTCAGGGCGCGGCCTGAAGCGGAGAGGGTAGAAAGCGGCCCTTCAGAAGCGTCAGAGTGTGGCATCTGGCGGCTAACGGTTTGCAGGGAAGTATTGAAGGCGGCTCCGGGCGCGGCGGAGTTACTCTGAATGCCGCTTGCAAACGCATCATTGAGCGCGGTTCCCGATTCCTTACCGCCTCCCACAACTCCTTTAAAGAAACCGCCGACTTTGGAGAATACACCCCCAACCACATCGCCGACTACTTTGAACGGCGCGACTAGGGCTTCGACCTTACTGCCGATCCAGTCAATGAATCCCATAATAGCCGCTTTGGGATCGTTCCACAGATTAACAAAAAAGTTTTTAATCGCGTCCCAATGTTTTATGATAAGCGCGGGGATTCCAATGATGGGCATAAAGACCGCCACCGCGCCGAGTATCCAGTCAGATGTTCCGAAGAGAAGGTTTTTGATCCAGTCCCACGCGGCGGAAAACGCGCCTTTCACTTTTTGCCACAAACCGGAGAAAAACCCCGGTATGGCGTTCCAGACGGACTTGATTCCGTCTGCGATGCCTGAAAAGAAACCCGGCATCGCGTCCCATGCGGCTTTTGTTTTCGAAGTTACATTTGACCACAGGCTTCCGAAAAAGTTTTTAATCGCGTCCCAGTGTTTTATGATAAGCGCGGGGATTCCAATGATGGGCATAAAGACCGCCACCGCGCCGAGTATCCAGTCAGAGGTTCCGAAGAGAAGGTTTTTGATCCAGTCCCACGCGGCGGAAAACGCGCCTTT